TGGATGTTCTCCGACCGCTTCCCAACGTCTGGCTTGGCGCAACCATAGTCAACCAAGAGGAAGCCGACCGCGACATTCCGAAGCTGCTGGCCGTGCCCGCTGCAAAGCGATTTCTGAGCATGGAGCCGTTGCTGGGCCCGGTGGACCTGACCCGCGTGGTGTACCCCGCATTCAAACAGAAGGACGAAAACGACCCGTACGTTGCCTACGACACGCTGCGTGGCCACCTGATCGGGCCGGATGACGTTGGACTGCCAAAGCTGGATTGGGTGATCGTCGGCGGCGAGAGTGGCCCCGGAGCGCGCCCGATGCACCCTGATTGGGCCCGCGGTCTGCGGGACCAGTGCGAGGCCACTGCCGTTCCTTTTCTGTTCAAGCAGTGGGGAGAGCACGACCTGAGCTACGACCGCGACCGCGACGACCCCGACTATCGGCGATGCGATCAAATGGCACGCCAGCCTGGCAGATGGATCAACTTGGCTGGTGGTCACGGCTTTAACGGAGAGCGCGTGCACTACGCACACAAGGTCGGCAAGAAAGCCGCCGGCCGTTTGCTTGATGGCCGCACTTGGGATGGGGTTCCGGCATGACACCACTGGAACGAATCAAAGGCCGCTGCACGGTGGACGAAATCACCGGCTGCTGGGTTTGGACCGGCGCAATGGCAAAAGGCGGTTACCCGCGGATCTACGCACCGGACTACTCCAACGACGGTGCCATGGCTGTGCAGACCGGAACGAGAGCCGTTTGGCACATCGTCACCGGCAAAGCAATCAGGAAGCCTCAGCGTGTGTTTCATACCTGCGGCTGCGTAGCTTGCGTAAACCCTGCGCATCTGCACTGTGGCCGGCCTGAGACGTGGGGCAAGCAGCTGCAAGACAGCGGCGCCTGGAAGGGTCAGGCCAATCGAATTCAGGCCAACCGTGCCATCGGTCGCAAGCGCTCGAGCGTGAGCCCAGCGATGCTGGCTGAGATTCAGGGCAGCCCGTTGACTGGCGTGGAGCTAGCCCAAAAGTTTGGATTGGCACGCAGCGTCATCAGCAAGGCCAAGCGAGGCCAGCTAGTGGCCGTGGCTGCGGTGGGCAATATCTTTGCGGGGCTTATGCAATGACCCTTTTCAAACGGATCTGGGCAACCATCTTTGGCCTGGTCGGTTTACTAGCCGCGCTGGTGTTGATTTTCTGGCGTGCATCACAGTGGAAGAAAGGCGACAAAAAATGACCATCACTAAAGAACAAATCCGAGAAAAATTTGAACGTCACTGGCGCAACACTCGCGGCGCAAAGAAGTCTGATCGCGAACTAACTCGCCACCCCTTGCAGCCGCAGGTTTACAGCCAAGACAGCGCGAATCGCCATTGGATCACTTGGCAAGCAGCCTACGAAGCAGGACGCAAGAGCACCGCAGCCGAGTACCAAGACTTGACCATCGCGTACATGGCAGGAAGGCATGACGCCAAAAAGAGCGCAGTGAGTGAGCCTGTGAAGTCTTATTGGATGATTGAATGCAGCCACGGCTTTACCGGCTGGTGGACAGGCAAAGGCGATGTTGACTGCCGTTTTTTCAACCCCGACCCTCACAAGGGAAAACGTTTTGCCACCAAAGCCGAGGCCGAAGCAGTGATATGCAACAGTTGCCAGATTGCTACAAGTCATAACGATGTTGACTTAATTCCACCCGCTGTCGCAGTGAGTGAGCCTGTAGCGCAAAGCACCATGACTGCACACCGCGCACAGTATTTCATGGAGCGATTTAAGCGCGAGGAAAAACTGCTTGGCCCAAATGAACAGGCCGCATTGGACTTTGTGATTGCAATGCTTGCCACCCCACCCGCTGCCGCAGTGAGTGAGCCTGTGGCGCAAGTGGTGCGGAATGGTGCGGGACAGGTCTATCTGCAAGATGGAAAGGGCGGTTACTTTGATGTTTCCAAGTATGTCGGACAAAAGCTCTACACCACCCCACCCGCAGAAGCAAAGCGGGAACCGCTGAGTGATGGGCAGATAACGTTGCTTTGGATTAAGACCTATGTAGTAAATAAATTTGTTGACGAATTTACATTCAAGCAAATTACCCGAGCCATTGAAGCCGCCCACAACATAGGAGCGAAAGAATGACGCTCGATCAAATACTGGAAGAGGCATTAGTTAGCTCACGTTGGAACTATCTTTTTATAGGAGCGAAAGAACAATGACCAGCGACAAAATAAAAGAAATTTATCAGAAGTTTGGCACTGGCAGACTTGATGGTTTTGAAGCTGCTATGCATGCGGTTATTGCCGCGCACCTTGAGGAGCTTACTGGTGTGGAGATACCAGAGCCGGTAGGTCAGATATATGGCTTTAACCACGGATACCGACCGCTGACAGCGTGGAACGACACGCGAGATTTTGTCATTGGCACAAAACTCGTCACCCTCGACCAATGCCGCGAGACAGTGGCAGCGGCTGTGGCGCGGAAGGATGCGGAGCATCAACAAGAGAATGCTTTGCTCGACGAGATTGGCAACCTTTTAGAGCCCGTGGATTACAAAGGCAGTTACGCAGAAGGTATCAAAGCACTCGCAGCCGAGCGCGATAGGCTGCGTGAAGCATTGCAAGGCATGATGAATTGGCAGGTAAAAAACGTGCGCATTTGGAACAACAGCGCCTATGACCGCGCAGCGGCAGCACTGGGGTTCGCAATATGAACGCTACCGACATTCCACTGTTTCCTGCAGATCTGATGCGCCTGCTGGGCATCAAGCACCCGAACACGCTGCGTCTCAAGATCAAGTCTGGCCAGATCCCTGAGCCGGATGTGAAGATCACCCAGAAAACGAGGTATTGGCACCGCGCCAGCCTGGTCAAGGCTGGGCTGCTGGCAGAAGCCAATCCGCCCACGCCTGCAGCATAGCTTTGCGCTCTGGCAGGTACTCTGCCCGGTTGTAGGTGGCGCGCACCTTGTCATCAGGTGCGTGCGCCAGCTGCCTCTCGATGGCATCCTTGTCGTAGCCCGTCTCATTCGCCCAGGTGCTGGCCACAGTCCGCCACCCATGGCCGGTCATCTTCCCCCCGAACCCTATTCGCCCGATCAAGTACAGAATCGCGTTTTCTGACATGGGCCGGTCAATACGCCGATCGTTGGGGAACACGTACACGCTGCCGGTGCTGCGCTGGCGCATGTTCTCCAGGATCACAAGGGCTTGTTTGGATAGCGGCACCAGGTGGTCACGCCGGCGCTTCATCTTGCCGGCCGGGATCCGCCACAGCTCGCCATCGATCTCGGTCCATTCCATCATTCGCAGCTCTTGCGTACGTACCCAGGTCAGCGCCAGCAGCCGGCAGGCCTGCGCGGACTGGATGATGCCCTCCAGCTTCAGGCGTTCCATGAACTGGTGAATCTCCGTCACCTCCAGCGAGGCGAAGGACTCCACCGGCGCCTTGGAGAAGGCCTTGCGCGGGTCGATCAGGGCGCAGGGGTTGATCGTGGCGTGCTCCTGCTCCACCGCCCAGTCAAACACCTGGCCAAGCCACATGCGCGTCTTGCGCACGTAGTCGCTCAGGCCGGCCGCGTCCATCACCATGAGGACCTCTAGCACTTCGCTCCTGGTCAACTCACCGATAGGCCGGTTTCCCAGCTTTGGCTCGATGTGCTGAGCAATTGCGTTCACGGCATTCATGACGTAGCTGGTGGATAGGTCCTTGCGCCCTTCCCAGTAGCGCTCACTGGCCTTTGACAGTGTCAGTGTTTCCGCTTTCTTGACCGGCTTTAAAGGCGTGCCATTGACCATCGCCAGGCGCACGGCATCACGCTTCGCGCGCGCGTCAGCCAGGCCGAGCAACGGATAGGGCCCGAAAGTATTTGTCTGCGCTTTGCCATTTACACGGTACGTCATGCGCCAGGACTTGCCGCCGGCGGTGGAAACGTAGAGGTACAGGCCATGGCCATCAAACAGCTTGTATGGCTTTTCCTTTGGCTTTGCCGCCTTGATCTTGCTCTCAGTCAGCGAATTTGTAGGCACAGTGTGGATCCTTGGTCAGGACGGTGCCTACACCTTTGCCCACAGACGAACGCGTAGAACGTGTGGATTCAGGTGCAAACGTTTTGAAATATGGGTGAACCGCCCGAATCTAAGTGCTTGATTCTGCTACGGAAAGACACAAAAAAACGCGCAATCTGTGACAATTGCGCGCTATGTTTGGCGGAAACGGAGTGTGTCAGGACTCAAGCATTCATGCGGGTTCTAAGGCATCTACCCAACATTGTGCCTACTACAGTGCCTACAAAAATTCGCATTCTGATGAGAATCCCTGAACAACATTCGAACCTTCGATGAGAATTATTTTGCCACACCGATGGCCTGTTGCACGGACGCTGCCAGGGCGTCGGTCTTTTTCTCAGAAACATATTGCAGTGCTCGGAACAAACCTGCAGGATTGTCACCAAGAGCGCCAAGTGCACTATTGCACCGCGTGCACAAAATACCGCGCACTCTTCCGGTGGTGTGGCAATGGTCCACGTTCATGGACTCACGCGACAGCTCACGAGCGCAAAGTGCGCAGCACCAACCTTGACCAGCCAGCATGTCAACCGCTTGTTCAGGAGTAATGCCGTACTTTTGTAAATAGCCTGATTTTTTTCTAAGTGCTCGGTCACGTTCTTGTTTCGCAGGATCTTGTCGGCGCTTCAGTTGGTAGGCTTTTTGTTGTTCTTCGGTGCGCTTCCTGTAGCCTTTTTGGTATTCAATCATGTAGGCTTGGAAAGCAGGGTTTTCCCTGCGCTTGGCCATGTAGCAGGCCTGGCACAGACCGTTGCAATAGTATTTGCGTTCAGGATGACAAGGTGCCGGTCTCATGGTTTACCAACACCCCCGCTGCCGGCGTTGATCGCAGCCCCCACAGCGCTCGATAGTGCATCGGTTTTGCGCTCAGATCCGAGGCTTCCACCGTAGATGAAGTTCACAACCGTCTGGGCGTTGGCCGCCACATATCCCACCACGGATCCGACCAAGCCGGAAATCGCAGCCACCACGGACACGTCCTTGATGCTGATGCCGCCCTGCAGGATCATCCAGCAGCCGTACAGCACGAGGCCCATCATCACCGCGAAAGTGGCCAGAATCACCACAGCGATGTCCCATACCTCTTTGCGGCCGGAGTTTGATTTGCGGGCATCCATGCGATCTTCGATCACCACCTTGGTCTGAGCCGACTGGAAGTCTGCATTGATCTTGGCCAAGTCGATGCCTTGCTGGCCCATGATCTCGGCGTGCTTCTGGTCGGCTGCTCGGATTGCTGCGATAGTGTCCGGTGTCATGGATCCGGACTGGATCACTTTGGTGATGCCATCCTGTCCAGCACCAGGTGAAAGCCCCATGGCGCCTTCCAGAGCTGTCACAGCGGTGCCGGCGAAGGGGCCAGCCAGCATCGTGGCTAGGGTGGGCGCCAGGGTGGCCAGCGCGCCTTTGAGATCGAATGCCATGATTTACTCTCCTTTAATTGCTTCGCGCAGGGACTGGACGCGATTGAGCCAGCCATGCAAAAACTCACCGAGCGCAGGCCGCTCGTTGGCCAGGTTGGTATAGAACGCTTCTCGCGCATCGAGCAGCTGCTGCGCCAGCTGGTTGGGATCGATGCCGCCAACTGCCTGCAGCGTGTCCGGATCGACCTTGCCGGTGACCTGGACGCCCAGGACTTTTTGCAGCGTGTCCTCGGACCTGGTGTCGCCGGCGTTGACCGCGAAGTCGAACACCACCAGGTCAACGGGCGCCGGCAGCAGATCGCAGCTCAGAGGCATCCAATACTCTTGGTCGTAGATGTCGTTGACCTCATCGTCAGTGATCAGCTGCACGCTGCGCAGGTACAGCCCCAGGCGCTGTCGATAAGCGTCATAGACCCGCTGGGTGATGCCCTTGTTGGTAGCACCACCAGGATCGGCTGGGTTGTCGGTGAAGCCGCCCTCCTCTTGCAAAGTGAAGGCCAGAGACTGATTAAATCTGGAGGTCATTTGTTGGGCTTGTCTTGCATGGTCTCAACACGCACCAGGCGTGTGTCGATGACGTTGATGCGAGTGTGGAGCTCGCCGGCCATGTTGTTCAAGCGGTCCACGACCATGTCCAGGCGCACGATCACGCGCGAGCCCATCCAGCCGATCACCGTAGCCAATATGCCCACAGTAACGATGAGCAGTTGTGTTTCAGTCATAGTGCGCTGTTCCTTAGCAGTGCTGACCCGATGGGTCAATCGGGTTGAGTAATTTTTCGCAGATCCATGTGCCGACATCTTTCTGCAGCTGGTCTGCCTGGTACGGTGTGCCGTCCAGATTCAAGCCGGTGTGATAGACCTGAAACCGGTCAGACATCGTGGTGCACCCGCGCGGTGGTGCGCCAATAATCAGCAGGACTGTCCAGTTGAGC